TCCTTTGTCCTCGACAGATCTATCAGCGAGAGCTGGATGGACACCTTCGGGAGGTCTATGCCTTGCTGCGCGTACTCCGTCGCCATCGTCCGGAGGGCTGCTTCCGTCGGGATGACGCCATCCCCGAAGCGGTCGGAGAAGTCGACCTCTTTGCAGTAGGTCCGCGGGTAGTTCGCCGCGTTCGGCGTATAGATGACCTTCTCCGGGAGGCTTACAAATACCTCCTCGGCCTCCGTGCCGTCCTCAGCCTCGGGCGTATAGAACCCATACGGGAAGATCGCCGTCGCTACAGAGTCGATGTGCTTCTCCATCTCCGCGTCGATGAGGTTCTTACCGTACCTTATCGTCACACCGTCGTCCCGGCCCCTGGCCGCGTGGAGCTTCACTGCGTACTTGTCGAACTGCAGCTCGCCGCCGAACGTGTCGATCAGCGAGCCCTCGACCCCGCCGAGCAGGGCCCTGACATTATAGACGCCGTGGATATCCATATTCTTCCTTGTGGTGATGTCCGACCATGCCGTATATGGCTTCTGTATCACAGCGTCCTCGATCATGTTCGTGATGGCACCCTGCGGCGTCACGCCGGTCGCCTTGAAGTTCGGGACCGGCGCGGCGTTGAGCTCGTAGCTGATATGCTCGCCGTAGAACCTGCAGACCCCGGCGACCGGCTTCCCGACCTTGTAGATCCGGAAGGGCTGGACAGGGTCCCTGTCGTTCGGCTTCGCCTTCACGAATGCCCCGGTCACCAGCTCATTGTAGAGCCTCCCTTCCCTCGGGTATGCCAGCTCAAGCTCGAAGGTCCCGTTCCTTGCTTCCCGGACGCGGCACTCGGTCGCCTCGGTGAGGAGCCCGCTGCCATTATTTAAAAAGTCTGTCTCAGACTCCGGATATAATACTGGTATCATAAGCTCACCCACCTCGGTATTATCTCGACCCGCGTCACGTTCCCCGCCCAGCTGACCGCGTTCGCGCCGCTGACCAGCCTCGGGAATACCTGCGAAGTCAGCGCCGTGTTCTGCCTTGTGCCGTCCTTGTGGGCCTCGAAGAGCTCGCTGTCGAGCGTTATATGGCCGTCTATCCCTGTTATGGATATCTGCCGGTTATTGATGTAAAGAACGGCCGAGCCGGACCCGTAGAGCGTCACAGCAGGCTTTGAAGTGTACTGTTCGTGATTGTAAATTGTGCCCGCTGCCGTCAGCGTGATCACCTCGTCCCCCGCCACATGGCGCTTGAAGGCGCGGCAGGTGAAGGGGATCTCTATCTTTCCGGCAAGCGCCGCAGCCACGTCCTCGACGCTCGACTGCTGCCCTATATACGCCTCCCTGTAGTAGTTCGGCTCATAAGTGTCCTCAAGCCTGGCGAACTCCACGCTCCCGTAGAGCCACGCGTAGATCTTCCGCGCCAGAATATGGAGGTCCTGCTCCGGATCCGGAAGGACGTGGCAGGTGAAGCGGATCTCGATGTCCTCATACTCCTCGTTGTCCAGCGGGTCGACCTTGTTGTTAAGGATCAGTGTCCCGCGCCCCGGGACCCGCACCGTCTCGACGATCGGGACGGGCGCCCCGTATACGCCGGTCTTGCTCTCGACCACGAGGCCGAAGTCCAGCGAGTTACGGCCTCGGTATGTAAATGAATTGATGTGTTCATAAAAATCGTTAAGCATATACTTTATCGTCCCGGCCGCGCAGCTCCTCGGCTATCTCCATGACTTCCTTGGTTAATTCACGGATATCCTGCTGGCGCTCGTTGTGGAAGTGCTCAATTTTAACGTTTACCTCTGTCTTATGGCCGCCTTTGTCCCGGCTCACAGGCGTGTTCTTTGCCGTATCCGTCAGCGGTGTGACGATCGTCCGGCCGCCCACCTGCTCGATCAGCTCCGGACCAGCCTCCGCTACCATCGCGCGGCCGGCTGTCAGTATGCCGCCCTTTGCCAGGCGCGGGAGGGTCAGGTAATCCACATAACCGACCGATACGCCGGGGATGTAGTTGATCATATCGATCGCGCCGTTGATGATGCCGATCGCGTCGTTGATCGTGTCCTCTATCCATCCGATCACGCCGTTGAGACCTGTCTTGACCGCCCCGCCGATCGTGTCCCCGAGCGTCGTGCCGAGGTCGCTGAATGTCTGGCTGATGCTGTCCCAGAGACCGGAGAAGAAGCTCACCCAGTCGTCGAACACGCGCTTGATGGACTCCCACGCGTCGGAGAACGCCCGGCTGAACCACCCGGAGACGTCCGCGAACACGTTGGTAATATCCGCCCAACGCTCTCCGAACCAGTCGCCGATCCCCTGGAAGACGCCCGTGATGAAGTCATAGGCCTCCGTGAACCTGTCGCTGAACCACTGGCCGACACCTTCGAAGATGCCGACGATCGTGTCCCAGATCGCCGAGAAGATCTCTTTCAGCTTCTGGCCGAAGTCCGTGTCGAGGAACCCGGTGATGAACGCACAGGCGGCGTCGATGAGGCTCTTCGCGAACTCTATCGCAGCGTCGAGCGCCTGGCCGAGATACTCGAAGAACCCGTCGAAGTCTCCGGAGAGAAGTGCGATAAACGCCGTGATCAGATCCGTCACGAATGTGATCATGCTGCCGACCGCGTCGATGAGAGGCCCGACCGCGTTCATGACTCCGGAGAAGATCGCCTCGATGAAGCCAAGGGCCGCCTCGAATACCGGCTTTATTTTCTCCCACAGCGCAAGGAGCGCCGTCCTCAGCTGTTCGAATACCGGCTGCAGGTTCGTCCAGAGCTCCTGTACCTTCGTCTTGACCGTCTCGACGCATTTATTGACCTTCTCGCGGAACTCGTCGTTCGTCTTATACAGATAGACGAACGCGGCCGCAAGCGCCGCCACGATGGCGATCACGGCGGTCACGGGGCCGCCTATGGCCGCGAGAGCGCCCTGCAGTCCTCCCGCCCCGGTCAGCGCCGTCTTCACCTTGCTGACCACATCCAGGACACCTCCGACGCCCTTAGAGAGCTTACCGAAGCCGATCAGCACCGGGCCGAGCGACGCGGCGACCGCGAGGAAGCGGACGACCTGCTGCTTCTGTTCGGATGTCAGCCCCCGGAACCAGCTGGTCAGGTCTTTCACGGAGCTGACGAGGTCCTGGAGCATCGGGGCGACTGCCTCCTGCCCCGCCTCTGCCAGATCCGCGCCGGCAAGTTTCAGGTTATTCATTGCGACCTTTGCCTGGTCTGCAGGGTCAAGGGTCGCGTTGTACGTATCTTCGACCGTCGTGCCGTAGGTGTCCATCGAGGCGGTCAGGTCTTCCAGGTCGAAGCGTCCCTCCCGGATGGCCGCAGCCATCTCCGCCGCGCCCTTCTTACCGAAGAGCTCCGTCGCGATCTGCGCCGCCTCTGTCTCGCTGCCGGCTCCCTTGATCCGGTCGATCGTCTCGCCCAGGGCGTCGTTCAGCGTCTTCCCCTCAGCTGTCGCGTTCTGCTGTGCCTTCCGGAGCCCGGCGAGAGCCGTCGAAGTGTCGACGCCGTTCGCTTCCATCCTTGCCAGCAGGTCCGCCGATTCAGAGAGCCCGAGGCCCATGTCCTTCAGCGTCGAGCCGTTCTTCTCGATGAGGGAATACATCGTGTCGACGGATATGCCCGTCTCCTGTCCCTTTGCGGTCAGGAGGCCGAGGACGTTCCCGGTCTCGGACGCGTCGACGCCGAAGATCTTCATGATCTTGTCGGTGTTGTCGATCGAGCTGTTAAGGTCCGTGCCGTTGATCTCCGCGAACTCGATGAACTTCCGGCTCATGTCCTCCAGCTCCTCGCCGGTCGCATGGAAGCGCGTGTTCACCTCGCCGATCGCGACGCCGGCCGTCTCCGCGTCCATCGGAAGAGAGGCGAAGACCTTGTCCATGGAGTCCTGCAGGCCGTCCAGCGTGTCCCCTGTTGCCCCGGTCTTCGTGATGATTGTATCGTATCCCGTATCGATCTCGTTGAACGACGCCATTGACGCCGCGCCCAGGGCGACGACGCCGCCGGTCACCGGGAGGAGCTTGTTCCCGAGCTGCTCGGACTTCTCTCCGATCTCCGTCGCCTTCTGCCCGATCTGGGCGAGCGGGTCGATCGCTTTCCGCGCCTGCTCTTCCAGGTTCTTCAGCTTTCCCTCCGTCGCCTCGACCTCACGGGTCAGGGCCCTGTACTGCTCCTCTGAGACCTTTCCTTCCTTGAACTGCTGCTGTACCTGCTTCTCTGCGTCCTTCAGGATATCGAGCTGCTGGCGTGTCTCTGTCACGGACTGCTTCAGGAGGTCCTGCTGCTGTGCCTGGAGCTTCGTGTTGCCCGGGTCGTACTTCAGCAGCTTGTTCACCTGCTGCAGCTCTTTCTGCAGGCCTTTTGACTTCTGCTCAGAATCTTCCAGCGCCTTTCCCAGGTTCGTAGTGTCGCCGCCGATATCGAGCGTGATGCCTTTTATATTCTTAGCTGCCATGTCGTTCCCTCTTTCTGTTCTTTCCGTACCTTGCCCGGAGCTTCTCGCGCTCCGGCTTCGTGACTGTCAGCCTCTTGCAGGTCTCGAGGTACTCCCTGCCCTGCTTAGTCTGGCTCAGGTCATAGATATACGCTTCCCGCACCAGATAGAGATAGACGTCGAGGTCGAGCTCCTGGACCTCCCAGAGGCTCAGCCTGGCGAAGTCCATGACCAGCTTCTCGGACTTCATTGTCAGCTCATACGGGAGCCGATCGGCGCCTTCCTGCTCGTAGTGCGGTATTATCAGTTTGGGTCGCGGCTCATGCTCCTCGTGAAGGCTACGTACTGCTCGATGAGCTCGTGCATCTCCTCAATGTCATAGCCCTCAGTGATCTCGTCGGCCGTGATCCGCTCGCCGTTCATGTTGTTGCTGAGGAACTCCGCGACGACACCGCCGAGGGTGTCCATGACGTCGTTGACGGTCGTTTTCTCCGTGTCAAGCTCCTCGAGCGCGTTCATCTTCTCGAAGGTGCTCTTCTTCGGCATCTTGACGACCAGCTTCCGGCCGTCCTTCAGTTCTACTGTAAAAAAGCTCCTCTTCATTTTGTTGAAGCTAAAGCTGAGATTTGCCATAATTTCCTCCTAGATACAAAAAGGCGGCGCGG